AACCCGACACCTCGACCTCGGCGCCAACAGAGATGGCGGCCGCAGCCGTGGCAATCATGATCCCGTGGGTGGCGATAGCGAGATCATCTCCCGCATCGGCATCGACCTGAGAAACGCCCCGGGCCCAGGCGGCCGCAGAAGCGTATCCTGCACCGGAAGCTCCGATCATTCGGAACTTGGTGATGGACACGGTGGGGGTAACGGTGTCCTTGAGCAGTATTTTTTCGGTGAGCATGTTATTTTTCTCCTTGAGGGACTTCCCTCAGTAGATGCTTGACATTGGCCGGCACAGAAGAGAGG